TCGTTACTATCGTTACTATCGTTACTATCGTTACTTTCGTTACTATCGTTACTTTCGTATTCTCCACCTAACATTTCTCTGTCTTCTTCATTTTCTTTGTAATAATTATTAAATTGTTGGTCAATATTATTTATTGATTCAGTATCACTTTGTTCTTCATAATAATCTAAATCGCCACCTTTATAACTTTTATTTGAATAATTAGATATTTTTTTATTATTATTTTCAACAAAACTATCGTCGTATAATTCTTCCCATTGTAATTTAATTATTTTTTCTTTATCTTCATTAATTTCTTCTTCGTCTTCTTCTTCATCATCTTCTTCTTCATCTTCTTCTAAAATAATATCTTCGTCGTTTGTTATTTTACCTTTATATATATATGTATCGCTATATTCTGAAGGTATATCAATATTTTCTGTATTAATTCTTAGTTGAACACCCATTGCTTCAAACTCTTGTATTAATAATTTAAAAGCATAAGGAGTTCTAACTATACATATATCATCATTATTACAATTTTTACATTCATTTATATTTGATGATATATTTAATGCAACAAGTGTACCACAATTTTTACAAGCAGCCCATGCATATTTATCTGAACGTTCCATCATACTTTCTTGTAAAAACATAGAAATACCATGACTTAATAATGTATCACGTTCCATTTCGCCAATTCTTAGTCCACCACCATTTCTTCTTCCTTCTGTAGGTTGTCTTGTTAAACTAGTAACTTTACCTGTTCCTCTTGAATTTATTTTTTCTGCTACCATATGTTTTAAGCGAAAATAATATGTAGGACCGATAAATATCTCTGTTTCTATTTGTTTACCTGTAAAACCATTATATAATATTTCATTACCATGTTTATTAAATCCATTATCTTCCAATTTTTTATATATTGATTCATTATCTATTGGTATAAATACTGTAGCATCTCCTAAAATACCTTCTATACAACATAATTTAGCAAATACACATTCTACTAAATGCCCAATTGTCATTCGCGATGGAATTGCATGAGGATTAATTATTATATCAGGTTTTATACCATCTTTTGTATATGGCATATTTTCTTCTGGTATAATCATACCTATTACACCTTTTTGACCATGACGCGATGCATGCTTATCTCCAAACTCGGGTTTCTTAATTTTTAAAAATTTAACTTTGCATATAATTGAATCTTCTCCAGATAATTTATTGGATATATATACATCATCTACTATGCCATATAAAGAATTATCTGTACTTATTGAAACATCCTTATATATCTTTTTCTTTTTTTGTATAGTAAATACACCTTCCTTATGTTCATAATATATTTCTTTTACATTTAACATACCTACTATTATTACTTCTTGACCTTGTGGTATATATGTCCCTTTTTTTATAAATCCATTATCATCAATATGCGAATAATCTTTATTTTTAATTCCTATTAATTCATCATATTTACCTAATTTATCTTTCATTTTTATAGGATTTGCAAAAATTATTCTTTCATATACAGAAACAATTTTACTAGTTGCAGTTATGGATTTATAATAAGATAAGTAATTTAGTCCTCTATTTATAGCTCCTTTATTTATCATAATACTATCTTCTTGGTTAAAACCCGAATATGTCATAATTGCAACAATAGTATTATATCCATTTGCCATATGATCACTAGATGTATATTGTGCAATTCTTGTATTTATAATAGCTCTTTGAGGATAATGAAGTACATAACTCATAGTATCAAATCTTTTATTAAAATTTGTTGCATAAATTCCAATAGCTTGTTTTGATTGTGCTGCATGAAAAACATTTCTAGCAGCCTGATTATGATTACACATTGGTATATTACCTGTAACAACACTAAATATAGTTGATGGATGTATTTCTAAATGTGTATGATAAGATGTTATATCTTCTTTATTCATAGCTATCAATAATGTATCACTTTCTTCATTATCTAAATATTCTATACATGCACCCTTTTCTTCTAATTCATCTAATATATTTTTATATATTTTCCTATAATAATCATTATAGTTCTTAAGTGGCAAAGAATCATCATCTTCTTTTTTCTTTTTACCACCTCCGCCTATATTTAAAATTGCACCTCCTATTTTTTCTATTGAAGAAATATCATCATTATTTATAGGATTGTTATAAATATCTCTATAATAATAATCATCATTTTTATCTTCATCTGCCAATTTATTATAACTTCCATTTAACATATCAAACCAATTTGTGCAATTATTTTTATATGCTAATATCTCATTTTCACCAGATTTATTTTTTTTTAATATGAGAAGAGGTCGACAAGGTCTTCCTGCTTCTGAAAATATTCTAATTTCATTAGTTGGAATATTCCATGATATAGATATTAATATATTAATTAATCCATTTCTTCTATATGCTTTAAGAATTCTTGTTACAAATATAGGGTCTCCAGTATATCCAAATAATGTTCCATTTAAAAAGACTCTTGTTATATTTTTATTTATTAATAAATTACATTTATTTAAGGCAATAATACCAATATCTAGTAAACATTTATTAATATTACTTACATTTATTCCTGCAGTTATTTTTGTTAATAATGATAAATTTTTAAGATAACCAATTGATGCACCATCAGGACTTTCAAAAGGACACATCATTCCCCATTGTTGAGAATGTAATCTATGAGGACTAGTTATTTTAACACTTCTATCTATAGGAATATTAACTCGTCTTAAATGTGATAAATATCCAATATAACTAATTCTTGATAAATCTTGAACTATTCCTAATTCAGGGTCACTATTATTAATTAATCCCCAACGTCCTTTTAATGATTTTCCAAATGTTTGTGTAATTATTAAAGAATCTATTATTTTATAAATATTATTATTATTTACTATATTAATATAATTACCCTTTTCTTTATAAGAACCATAATAATATTCATTATCTATTTTAATTCTAATATTATCTCTTAATTTTGTATAAGATTCTTGAAATAACTCTGTTAGTTTAAAACCACTAATATCTACACGTTTATATATATAACTATCTCTATCACTTACAGGTAATGTTCCTATAACTGTTTTAATAAATTGTAATATTAAATACCCTAAATATTTGCTTTTGTTATCTATTTCATCAATATTTGGAAATATTTCAGTCATTATAACAGATTTAACATGTTCTATGCTACCATATTTAACTCTATGTTTCAAATAATTTAATGCATCATTTTGTGTATAAATGTATATTTCTTTATCTTTATAAATATAATATGAACTAATCACACTTGGTCTTATAAAATTATCAAAATATTCTTTTTCATTAATATCAAGTTCATCTCCAAAAATATAATTATATATATCTTTGTCTGTTTCAATTCCTAGAGCTCTGAATAAAATAAACAATGGTATTTTTTCACTAAATGATGGAAGAGATACTAATATTGAACCATATATATATTGTTTACTAGACATATATTTTATTTCTACATTGTCTTCTCTATATAATCCATTTTTCAATACAGGAACATCTACATAATAGAATTCAATATTAAATGGTTTAACAGAACCTTTATCTGCTATACATCTAATAACGCCTTTATAACTAAATCCATTTATATCATCTTCTTTAAGTTTACTTGTAAATAACTTATTTGTTACTATATTTTCTTGAGCAATTATAACTTTTTCCTTACCATCTATTATAAAATAACCTCCAGTATCATACGGACATTCTCCTAATATTTTTAATATATCAGAACCATTGTTTTTTAATAAACATATATCACTATGAAGCATAATTGGAATACTTCCAATTGCAATATTATTAAATTCAATAGTATTAATTATATTTTTATCATCTGTAATTTTAACGATTATTTTAGCAAATATATGAGTTTCATATGTTAAATTTTTCATTCTAGCATCATTTGGTGTTATTAATTTAGGAGTTCCATTTTCAAATGAAATAGGTCTATCTACATATATATCTTCTCCAGATTCACCTCCTACAAATATTTCAACTTTAACAATCATATTTTTATTAATTTCATCTAATTTAATCATAGTAATCGGATTATTTAATTTTATAATTTCTGGTATTTTAATTTTAACAAAATTCCTATAACTATCTAAATGATGACCTGTAAATGGATATTTATGATCTTTAAAATATAAATCTAATATATTCCATTCATTATTAATCATTGTTCTAATATTATATATTATTATATATTATTATATATAATTACAGCAAAATAAAATAATTATAAAATGTTCTTCGAATTATTAAATTTAATAAATTAACTATATGATATTTCTTCAAATCCCATTCCATATATTAATAAGTTTCCAGGATTATTTTCATCTAACATAATACTATAAGGATTTAAAGATAAATTTTTAATTTTTATATTCTTTGATAGTTCTTCTCCATTACTATTAAAATATAAAACACCTGATGAATCAAAATAAACATTTTTTCTATTTTTATTAATTAATTCAATATTTGATAAATATTGAACATCTGTTATTTTAACATCACTTGCATTATCATATATTGCTAATTTTCCTTCATTACTAAATTTCATATAATGTTTATCATTTAATGATTTAAATTTAATTATTTTATTTTCGGTTTTATCTTTAGATACATATTTAATATCTTCAAAATCAAAAGTTTTATCTTCATTTAGAACATATTGATTATTTATTAGTTTATCACCCCAAGGCATATAATGAAAATTAACTTTATTAGTAAATAAATCACTTGAAGGATTTAATTTAAACATTTTATAATTAATTTCTTGTATTCCAGGAAACGATGATTTATTTCTTAATTTAAAATCTTCTGTTATTTTTTTATTATATCCTTTACGAATTGAATCAGAATATTCATCTTTTATTGCAATGGTTAATGAATTTATTTTAATATCTTTTAACTCTTCTTCTGTTAAAAGTTCATTATTATCATCACTATCTTTTTTGTCATCTTCATCATCATCTCCTTTATTTGTTCTTTCATCTACTAATTCTGTATATGTATCTTCATATGCATTTTTTAAATCATGATCATATCCATTCATTTGTTTTATATCAAATCTATCATTAAAATCAACTTTCATATTAGTTTTATAATTATTATCTTGTAAACATTTAGTAGGAAAAAAAAACATCGATAACATACTATTAATATCTTCCTTTGCATTTGCTACACATCCATAATCATTACATATATTTTCAGATATTTTTTTATATACATTGTTATTAGAAATAATATTATTAATAGGTCCTAAAAAATGAGACCTAGGATGTGTTATTAATTCCATCCATTTATTTTGATTTGTATATGCTTCTATAGATGGATAATATGTATAATCATATACATTATTCATAAGATTAGGAATATAAATTATAATATTGATTTTTCCTTGAAATGTATATTTTTCTTGAAATGTTTTGGAATAATCATTATTATCTTTTATAAATTTTTTATATAATAAATAATTATTATCTTTTTCTATTATTTTTGCAATAGATACATAAATTGGTAAAGGTATTGAATTATTATTATAAGGTACTTGTATTTTTTTACTTACTTCTTCCAATTTTTGTAATATTCCACTCTTTATATTATGTATATTTTCTGTAAATTCAATACAACACATATTTTTATTAATATGTTCTTTATCTTCATATTGTTTCATTGTCATATAAATACATCTTTGTTCTTTAAGAAATGAAGAAGTTTGTTCTGACATTATTTTTTTAAAATTTTGTTGTGTATTATATACTACTGGATTAGGTATATTAGGATTTATTGGTGCTCCTTTTAAATTTCCTTTTAAATTCTTATTTTGTTCTTCTATTTTTTTTTTGATTTCATCAGTAAAAGGTATTTTATAAATAAGCATTTATTATTATTATATTTTATATGGATATAAATAATTATATTGATTTATGTGTTATAAATAATTCACATTATGATATATCAATAGTTGTATATAAAATATTAAAAGGCAAATATAGATATATTAAAAATAATGTTTGGGAGTATTTAGATAAAAATAATAATTGGGTTCTTGATATAAAACAAACAAATTTAATATATGCTATAAAAACTGATGTTTATAAATATTTTATAAGAAGATCGATAGAGTGGAATGATAATAAAGTTTTAATAAATAATGATATTTTAAATAATAATATAATGTCTTCTAAGATATTAAAAATTTCTTCTAAACTCAAAGAAAATAAATTTATATCTGCAATTATAAAAGAAAGTCAGCAATTTTTTATTTAAAATGAATATACATACTTATAATAATTTAATTAATGCTAATGAATATGAATTATATAATATAGTTAAAAAAAATTATAATTTTAATAAAAATATTTGCAAAATATCTAAAATAGATTTAAACTATTTTAATAATTTTAAAAATTTATTAAAAAAAGATAATTATTTTGATTGGAATTTTTGCATACATTTTTCAAATAATTGTAAATATTCATATTATATAAATTATAAAAATATTAACTTCTATATTTTAATGAACATTCCTATAACAGAAAAAATCAAAAATCATTTAAATTTATGTATATATAGAGTATATTTAGTTAAACTATTGTATAAAATAAAACCAGGTCAAAATATAAATTATTTTATATTATTAAGTCCTATTAAAAGGAAACTACCAAATAAAAATAAAGATATAAATGCAGAAAATATTAATGGTGGTTTTACTTATATAAATTCTAATAATATATATATAATTAGGAAAGAAGATTATGAAAAAGTTGTAATCCATGAATTATTACATCATTGTAATGATATACATTATGATGATTGGAAAAATCATAATATAAACATATTAAAAAAATTATGTAATATTGCAGACGATCAAGTATTTATTCCAAATGAAGCAATCATAGAGACTTTTGCTATAATATTAAATGTAATATTTGTATCAATTGAAAATAATTTATCTTTTAAGAATTTATTAGAAGCAGATAAAAAACATAATATTATAATTGCTAAAAAGATTATAAATAAACAGAATAATAGTTTATGGAGAGAAAAATCACATTCATATTGTTATATAGTATTAAGAGCAGTATTTTATATATATTTTAAACATTTCGTAAAAAATTTTATAGTAAATAATGATGATAATATTACAAAATTTATATGCAAATATTTTCCAAAAATTATAAAAAAAATTACAAAAATTTCAATAATTGAAAAAAATAAATTTATTAAACAGACTATATTTAATAATTTTTAGATATAAATAATAATAATAATATAATATTTAAAGGATGTCTATAGAAGATATAAATTATTTAAAAAATAATAGTATAAAACAGCATTACACATTTTTAGTAGATAGTGCAGATAGAGATAGATATAAATATCCTAATCCTAATAAATATACTATAGATTTTTCTGTACCTTTCAAAAATGTTATTGGAATGGAAATTATAGATTCTAGTATACCTCGTACTATGTATAATATTGATTATGAAAATAATGAACTTTATTACTATATTGGTAAAAATGAAAATGATATTAATATAATTGCAGGAATAAATGATAAAAATAACGAAACAAATTTAATAAAAAATACAACATATTCACAAGATAAATATGTTATTATTGAAAATAATAATTATATAGAATTAAATAATAATATTCATTTATATAATATATATAATAATTCAGGAGGAATAGGTGGAAATAATGTAGGAATTACTTTTTCATTTAAAATAAAAGTAAATCTAAATACATCAAATATAATAAATATGGATCAAAAATATTATATTTTAAATTTTGGTTATTATCATCTACATTTAATAGATGAATTAAGAAAATCATATTCGGGAATATTAATATATATAAAAAAAAATATAAATCCCTTAACCTCTTTATATGATATATATTTTACAATAGGATATGAAGATAGTGATAGTGCTATTATAAAAATAGTAGAAGGAGTTGATTTGACACAAGAAAATCATATTTGTTGGTCTATAGATGGAAATAATAATTGGACTATATATGTTTCAACTAAGACAGAAATATATCAAAAAAATAATAATAATAAATCAATAAATAATATTTTTTATACTGAAAAACATATTGGAAGAAAATTTATTCCAAAATTTAATGAAGAAAAAAAAAAAATTGAATTAACTTATTATAATGGATGGAATAATAATGTAAAATTATATATTAATAATTTTAAAATTTATAATAAGGTTTTAACGAAAGAAGAAGTTTTATTATGTAAAAATAATGCTATGATTATAAATAATCTTCCAATATGGTATAAACTATATTCAGATAATAATAATATTATAGAAAGAGATAATGAATTAATAGTAAATAGTGGAAATAATAAATATATTGATTATGTAGATTTATTTGGTAGATTACATATAGAAGAAGGAGATTACTCATTAAAAACTTTTCTATCAAAATATGATAAATATGACACTTATGAATTAGGATTTAAAAAACATTCTGACCCTGCTGAATTGAGTAATCTTATAGATATATATTCTATGCTTCCTTTTATTGTAGATATGAAAAGGTCTTCTATAAGTGAAAATATAGGTTTTGATTTATATGCAAATGCAATAGAAGCAAATATCAATGAAAGATATGGATATAAGGATATATATAATTCAAATCCAAATATGTTTAAAATGTTTCATTCTTTATATAATACCGATAATGAAAAAAAAATTATAGATACTGCAATATATGATACATATAAAATTACTTCGCCTGGAATAGTTTATCTAATAGGCAATAAATATATATTACTTAGATGTCCAGAAATAGAAGAACATTTATTTGCTTCTTTATCATATACGAAATATTCATTAGGATTAGCTAAATTTCGTGTAGATAATATTGGTATTAATACAGAAAGATTAGTTATTACAAAATTACCTGTTAGAGAGTTTCATCCTATAGGTAAATTATCGAGAATAACATTAATATTTGAAACAATAAAAGGAACATTATATGATTTTAAAGGAGTTAATCATAATATTACATTTGCAGTTTATTATTATGAACCTAGACAAAATAAATTTCCGGAAGGTTCTATATTAAATCCTGAATATAAAATGAATTATATTGATTATAAATATAATCAACAAGAAATAGAAAGTGATAGCGATGAAGAAGATATTGATGAATATTCGCGTGATAATATAGAAACATATATTAGTAATGAAAATGAATATAGCGAAGAAGGTCTTAAACTTAAAAAATACAAAGACTTTTATGAAAAATAAATTAATTTTATTTAATATTTTTATTATACAGGAGTAGTTCCAGAATTTTTTCTTAATTCATTTATTATAGCATCTACATCATATTGTCGCAATATTCCCTTATTTATTATATTTTTATATTTTGTTTTTAATACTGATGTTAATGATTCGCATCCATCAATTAAATCAACTATTGTTTTTTTTTGTGCTGTTGATAAATTTATTAAAGGATTTTCTTTATTTGCAGTTTCTTTATATACTTCATTAGATGGTATAACTACTAGATTTTTATCTGTTGTTTTATATTTAGTCCCTCTTTTATCACTTTTAATTTGAATTTCTTTAATTTCAAATAAATTTGTACCTGTTATTGGTGTAGTATCTAAAATAATATTAGCTTCAGGAATAGTTCCTTGTTCTGGTGATGTAAATGTTATTTTGGGAGGTGTATTAAAATAATATTTTCCTTTATTATCTAAGTTTATTTTTGTAATACCACCAGCATCATCAATTTCTAAATCTTTAACTATTGCTGCAACTGATTCTTCTTGAACTTCAATAGTTGTTTCGGTAAATTTTTCTATACTATTGTAATTATTTGATAAACAACCATATAATAATATAATAAATATTGCAATTGCAAATATTAAAGACATATACGCAAATAGACTTTCATAATCAAACATTTTATCCATTTAATCTGTAATACTAGAAGATTATTATTTTAATATATATTTTTTATTTCCACATATAATATAGATATATATTATGACAGAATTAAACATGTTATATGGTGGAAATGATGATAATTTACTAAGCGATAATTTAGATAGTGCATATTCATCACAAAAAATAAGTAAACTATCGGCGAATGATAATATGATGTATGGAGAAGAAAAAACAACAAAAAATCAATATAATCCAAATATATCACTTGCATCAACTCTTACTCAAGGACAAAATAATCCTACAAATTCCAATCAAAATCATCAACCTGTTCAATTACAACAACAGAATATGCAAGTATCACAAATACAGAATTCGGCAAATTCGCAACATCTAAATAATTTATATAGTCCGCCTATGTCAATGCAATATGATAATCAATTAAAAAATTATAATTCAATTGAAAATTTTAATTATGTTTCAAATGATAATTATAGAAAAAAAGGCAATGAATATAATTTTTTTGACAGAATGAATATGAAAAAAACGGAAGTTGTTAAACTAGCATTATTTTCACTAGTAATAGTTCTAGGTATATCAATAGATCGCATGATAACTTATTATTTATCAAAGTATATAGGTGATAATATTCTAACTGATTTTCAAGAATTATTATTACGATTAAGTTATCCTATTGCAATATTTTTATTACTATGGATATTTAAAGCATTATAAATATAAATTATAAATATAAAAAATATATATTTAATAAAGGTTATATATAATATGTTAGACTATATTGTTACTATAGTTTTTGCAATATTGATACTAATATTAATAATTACTTTATTAAATATTTTTCCTAAATTTATTCTATTTATAATAATAACATTATTTTTAATAATATTCATATTGAATTTTCTAGTATTAGCTAATTATATAAATAGATATTCAATATCAAAAAATATTGGAGAAAGATTTAAAACATATTGTACTTTAGAAAAATATAATATATTTGATTTTGAAATTTTATTTGATAAAGAAAATTTATTACTATTTGTCTTATATTTAATATTATTAATACTATTTTGGTCTAATAAAATAATTAGCGATATTAGTAGTAATTCTTTAAATTCAGAAATTAAAATTATAGGATTTAACAAATATTATAATAAAGATATTTATAAAAATTTTAATTACGAATATGAATGTATATATGCAATAATGTTATTTTTAGCATTTTCAACTATTATTTATGGTTTTAATTTAATATATTATAATTTTCTAGGATTAAATAAAAAAGAAAATAATGTTATAGAAAGTATAAAAATCATAACAAAATTAATAAAAGATAATATAAATGAAACTTATTTAGAATATTATACAGATGATGAATTAGAAAAAGAAAAAAAGAATAGTATTACAAGTCTAGAATATTTTAATAATTATATTAAATATATTACTCTAAAATCAACTGATGATAAATATAAAGAAATTAATAAATTATATACAGATAATAAAGATGAATTCTTTCTAAAATCATTAATTACACATAAATTATTTGACTTTGATAATAGAGAGAAAAAAACAAATCTATATAATACATACAAAAATTCAACATGTATATTTAATTTATTATCTGGTAAAGATATTGATGGTATGTTTCCTACAGACGGAGACTTAATTTTATCACCATTAGATAAAGATTCACATATGAGTAGTATAAATAAAGAAAATATAAAAACAAAATATAAAAAGTTTGTGGAAACATTAAAAATTAATTATAGTAATATTAATTCTTATGAAAAAATTAATATATTTTATTATAAATTAGATTTATTATTTGCAAAATTTAGTGGAGTAATATTTTCTCTTTTTGCATTAGTTTTTTTCATTAAAACAGAATTTAAACAATTTATTAAAAATTTTTTTAATATTACTATAGACCCTTTAGAATATACTATCGATAAATATAATAATATATTAAAAATGGCTCTAATAATAATACTATTATTATTTGTTTCTATATTATTTAATTCTTAAATTATTCATATTTTATTTTTATTATAATTAATTAAATAAAGAATATAATTATTCCAGATGGAAAGCAAAGAGAATACAGAAGAGCCTATGCCTATGAGTTTTAGTATAATACAATTAATAATATATATAATTGGTTTTGTAATATGCGTTATTACATTTTTATCAATAGTAAACTATATATTAAATATTTACTACTATATAAAAGAATTAATAATAACAAATGAAAATATATATGATACATATAGTATAAAATTAAAGGATATTAAAAATTATAAACTAATTAATTATATTAAAATATTTAATGAAAAAATGTATGATAAAACAATTAAATTTAGTAATGAAAATTATAATTGTTATGATATAAAAAAACTAAAATTCGATGAACCTGTTATAAATGAAGAAAATAAAGATAATAATAATACTAAAATTAATATATTAGAATATGATTTTAATAAACTATTTGATAAATATTTAAATTTAAGTTATATATTAATTGACTTAAAAAATAAAAATAATATTATAACTGATGTTGATAACAATGATTTATTAATAAAGAATTTTCCTAAAAATATAGAATTAGAAAATGAGGATTTTAATAAATTAAGTGATGAAGATTTAAAATTACTTTATAATTTTGGAGGAAGTAAATATGAAACACAAATGACGAAAGAAAAAGAAGAAACTAATATTAGATATGTTTATGGAATATATAAATATAATAATAAAGATTATATTTTTAAAATAATTGTAGAAAAAGCCGGTAATAATTGTAATATTACAGATAATGATGTTAAAAAAATAAATAATAGTTTATATAAAGATATATTAAGTGAAAATAGTGAAAATAGTGGAAATAGTGAAAATAAAAGTTTTTATATTTTAGGAAAAAATGGGATATTTGGAGAATTTAAATTAAAAGAAGATATTAATAATAATATAAGCTTTTATGATAATTTTGGGGATGTTTTTGGATACGCATTAAATCGTTTATATATATTATTTCCCAATAATTTATATTATTCATATGATAAAGATGCATCAAATTTATACATATTAGCAAATAATAAATTATATGAATTGGTATTTTCATTAGTTTTTATAATATTTTTAATTATTTCAATATTAATTACTATAGATATTATTGTATATATATTTGGAATTTTCATAAAAAATAATAAAGAAACTTTTAAATCAAATGTATACAAGATATTTGATATAGAAAATTATAAAATGATATCTATAATGATAATTAATCAAAAATATATACATTTAATTATAATTCCTATAATTATTGTAATTTATTGCATAATTCATAGTGTAATATATTATTATTTATTTATAAATCGTACATATTATGAAATATCTAATATATATAATATGTTAATAAAACCAGATGAGATTATAAGAAATGAAGTTATAAAAATTTTAAATAAAAAAATAAATGTAAAAATACCTTCTGTTGATGAATATAAAATTAATAAAAAATTGCTTTTATTATTTCAAGATATTTGTTATGGAAAAGATATTGATATATCAAAAGCTAAATATTCAGTAATTGATATAATAAACAATGATTATAATATCCAACTCAAGAATTTTGAAGAAAAAATGTTAAAAATAAATAGACATTTTACATATAATAAAAATAATTATGAAGCAAATTATTATACAAAGGAATTCTTTGAAGAATATAAAAAAATATACAATGAAATAAAAAATTCTCCTAATGATAGTCTTGATGTAGAAATTAATAATTTTATGATATTATTATTAACTATATATATATATATTATTGAATGGAATGATTCGGATCCATACATATTAATTAAACTCAATAAACTAATATTCGGTAGAGTAGCAAATATAGGAATAAGAGAAATTGATGAAGATATTGAAAATACCCTAACATTTAGAGATTTAATACCATATAATTTAAATAATCATAAACACCCTGATATAAAAAAAATTTATAATGGCGTAAATTCATATTTATCAGTTCCTCCCGTACCTCCCGTAGAAGATGATTTAAAGAATTTAAATTTATTTGAAAAGGAATTTAAAAATATAATAAATTATAATGATATTAAAATAAATCCAGAATATCCCTTAAATATATATTTAGCATTCGAAATGGGATTAAATATTTTAATAATTTTAAGTGTTTTAATAATATTAAAATTAATGTCAAATAATGATAGTACGTTTGATAAAAATATAACATATGTACAAACATTAACTATGTGGATAATTAGTCAAATAGGCATATCTATATTTGGTGTCGTAAATATTTTAAGATTTATATAATAAAATATTAATATAAATTAAGGATAATCTTATGGATAATAATAATGATGATAATTATAAATTATTTGGAAGAATTTTAGATACTTTGATATACGTTTATATAATAATGATGTTTATTATATCTGTATTATTATTAATAAATACTATATTAAATATTATATTATTTAATTATTATAATTATAATGATAAAAACATCGATTATAATAATAAAAAATTATATGTTCATGAAACACTTGCATATAAAATTTTTATAAGTAAAATTAAAGATAATTTAAATAATTTTAATAATTATTATTTTACATTAAATGTAAGTAGTGATTTATTAAAAATATTCCTTGTATTTACAATAGTATTTTTTACATTATTGATGATATTAGATAGTTTTATTTTAATACTTAGTTATATAGAAAAAAATGGTGATAATAGTGATAGTAAAAATATTTATATCGCATTTATTATATTCTTTATTATAATAATATCAATATATTATAGCATATTATTCTGTGTAAATTATTATGAGATAATTATTTCAATAATAGTAATATGGTTTTTTACATCACTTTTAATGTATTATTTTACAACAAATAATAATAATAATACATTATGTAATTATAATAGTATATATTATTTGATAAATGGATTTTTTGTAGAAAAAAAAAAATTATTACCTTTTACTATAACACTAATGATAATAGTTTTTATAATATGGATATTATTATTAACATGTTATGGTATATTAGATGGAACTGCATTATACGGACGTGTGAATAATCGTATTGATAATAATTATATAATTAATTATGATCACTATTCATTTAATGAAAATAATACTGATATAAATAATCAAATTTATAATTCATTAGAAAATTTTATTCATAATAAATATTTAAAAAAATTAGATAGCGAAAAAATTAAATTATTAAAAAGTAGATTAGAAGGATATAATATTTATACTATTGAAAAATTTGAACTTATTCCAAGTGATTCAGTAGAAGTAGAAGATGGTAATGATATTAAAGGTTGTATTAACTTTATAAAATATATATGTAGCACAAATGGTTTGACTAATCCAATATATAAAAAAGATTATAATGAAACAAGATTAGATTTTATAAAATTATTTAATATATTTTTAGATAATGAAATAATACATAATAGTAAGAATTCTTTAGGAAGAGATAATAATGAAAATGATTTACATAAAGATTTCAATTTCTTATTTAATATGAATACTGGCGTACCTAATCAAAAAACATATAATATCGAGAATGTATTAATTGGAGCATTTCCATTGGATTATATATTATCTATAAAATCTTCTTCTTAAATATTATAATATTTATAAATTTATAAATAATTATTATATATATATATGATAAATATAATAAGATGACAATTACCTCTGAGTTTCAAAAATATTATTTTTATATGTTAAAAAAAGAAAATGAAGATAAAAATAATGATTACAATTATAGACTTATATCTAATATTTTTTTAAACGATAATAATTTTAATTCTAAAAATGATAATTATATTTATTTATTTGGATTATTTCCATGTAAATATATTCCGTCAGCATATATTCCTTTTAATTATAAAAAATTATTGCAAAATATTAATAGAATAAATCCAAAAAAAAATATACCATTTGAAAATATATTTAATGAAAAAAATATAGCAGAACAATTAAAGAAAAAAATTGAGAATTTTTTAAATGAAAATGCAACATATAATAAATTAAATTTGTATCAATTTGCTATTATATTAATATTTTATTGGTCTATAATATTATTATTAATAAATTATATATTTTTATATTATTATAGAAGTATATTTAATTATATACTTGCAGCAATATTATTTGTATTATTGTTATTTTCTGTAGTATGGAAAATGATATATACTATACAAAATTAATATTTTTATCTATAATACCTATAAGGAAGCATTATTTTTTAATATAATGGATAAAAAATTAGAATTTGCAAGAATATTATCAAGTAATATAGATGAAGAAGACAATGATGTAAATAAAGAAAGTGAATTAGATTTAATAGATAGTTTAATAAAAGATATAGATTTAAAAAAAAATTATAATTCGCGGTACAACTTTTATATAAATTTTATAAAAATGTATAATAAGAATCCTAAAATAATTAGATATATTTATACAAAATTAAATGCAATAAAAAATTTACATGAAACAGAAAAAGATTTAATTGGAAAATTAAATTTTGCTGAAACTAAAACAGGTGGATATAAAAAAAAAGTACAAAATAATTCACTACCTATATTAAATGAAAAAATAATTGAATTAATCAATAAAGTTAAAAATGGTAAACAAAAAAATATACAGCTAAAAAATTCTTTACATAAAAAAATAAAAGATTTAATTATAAATACATTTGGAAATTCTATAATTGAAGAATCTGTTGATGATGTTGTTAAAAAAATACTTAAAGGAGGTGCTCCAGATACAAATAGCACTAAATTAACAGAAAATAATATTAAAAGTACTACAGAAAATAATATTAAAAGTGCTATTAATAGTTTATTATCAACTATAAAAGGATCAATTAATGATAATATTATATATGATAAATTATCTGAAAACAAATTTAAAGAATTGATATATGATATAAAAAATTCTTTAGAAGAAAAATATAATACTGAGAAAGATATACAAAATGAATTAAGTAATAGTGTACTTCCTATGATTAAAGATATAGATTTAATATTTAAAAAAGCACAACCTCAAGGAGCGCAACCTCAAGGAGCACAAACTCAAGGAGCGCAACCTCAAGTATTGCAACCTCAAGTATTGCAACCTCAAGTATTGCAACCTCAAGGAGCACAACCTCAACAATATGTTTCATCTTCGTATTCTTCCAGTTACAACAATAAACCTAGTAGCAATACTACTACTCCTATAATAGAAATTATAAATAGCATAGACACGCGAGATAACGAAAATGATTCATTTAGAAAGGTTGTTAAAGTTTTACAAAAACATTATGGTTTAAAAAATTTAATAAATTTTAATAATAAGAATTATAAAGATAGTGATGATAAAAAAAATAACAAATATGATAATATTATATTACAATTAAATTATGATATTGATACTTTTAATGACAAAGAAGATTATGACACAAGTAGTATAAAAAATATTAAAAATAAAATAATTTCTTTTGAAAATAATCCAAGTAATCCTTATAAACATATTCCATTATCTTTTGAAGATAGATTAGTATTTATATTTACAACATTTTTTATTAGATATATTGCATTAATATTAATACAATGGTCTATAGATATTAATATTATAAAGAGTTTTGAAGAAGGTTTTATATATTATGCTGTATTATATATATCAATTTTTTGGTTCTTTGTTTTATTTATAAACATTGATAATACTTTTAAAGTTGATTATATGAATATTAGTAATGCTCTTAATAGTATTAGATCATTATTTTATTATTTCTATATGGGTACAAATGGTATAACTAGATTATTAGTACATTCTGCTATAATATGTGTATTAATAGTAGTACCTGTAATATTAAATATAAAAAAATATAATAATTATACTGATGAAGATGAAGGAAAGAAAGAAAAACTTATATCATATGAAGAAAGAAAAAAATTAAATAAATCTTTATCATTATTTACTATATATTTATGGATATTAACTAGTATTATAGCAACAAAATTTTAATAAAAAGATATATCTAGTAATTATAATAGAGTTTATCAATAATTATATGGGCGAAAGAACAGACGCACTACATATATTTACAAATAATTCAGGGAATTATAATAAACTTCATGATGGAGAACCAATAGGTGAAAGCATTATATCTGATTTGCGCCAATATTTTATATTATTATTTATGAATGATTATAGATATAATTATTATAACTGGCAAAAATTATCAGCAAAACCGCCAGAAAATTGTTATTATGATATAATTAACGATAATGACTTTAAAATTAAAAGTAAAATTATAAAATATATTAAGGAAAAAAAATTTGACGATAGAGTAGAAATACCTGAAAATGTTTTAAATTCAATTATAAATATTAATTTTATTAGAGATGAATCTTATATTAAAGGAAAATACCCTTATATAACAATAGATAACTATTATTACATTCCTGATATAATAATTAATGAAAATTATAGTGAAAAAGCAATGATAACAAACGATTTAAATAAATTAAATAATATGTTTAAACATTCTAATTATGGAACTATAGATGATTATTTTCTTTTAGATTTTTATAAGGAATTTAAAAATAAAATTGATAATTTGAAAAATATTATAATTACAAATGATAGTGAATTGAAAAATGCTATTAAACAAGATATTATTAGTAAATTAAAAATAATATATAAAATTGATAAAAAATCAAATATTAAAAAAGTAAATGATGATATTGATAATGAAATTATAAATCGCGCAAAACGCTTAGCTAATTTAAATTTTATAAATGAAAAAAAATATGTAGGAGGATATGATAATACTATATCTATAGATATTTTAGATAAAAATTTAATAAATATTTATCAAGATATAAAATTTATTATTAATAAAAACATTCAATTAAATGAAATAGATATTGATATATTAAATAATATTAAATTTTTAATTAATGATGATGAAGATAGTGAAGATAATATCAAAATAAAAACATATAAGAGCGAAGGTCAAACATTAAGTATAAATAATGATGATTGTGAAAATATTAATTTAAAAAATATTACAAAAATAATTAAAGATAATAGTATAAAGAAATATAAAAAATATTTAGCATTAATAAATATTTTAAATAATTTAAACAAAGAAACAGAAAAAAAATTAACAGGAGGTGCAGAAGATACTTTTATAAATCCATTTGAAACAAATAATAATGATAAATTGTATAATGAAAAACTAGATAACTATAAAAGAGATGATAACTATAAAAGAGATGATAACTATAAAAGAGATGATAACTATAAAAGAGATGATAACTATAAAAGAGATAACTATAAAAGAGATAATGAAATACTAGATAATAATAAAATTGTTTTAAGTAGTAGTACTGCATTACCTAATAATTCTCCAAATGAAATTTTGAAAAAATTAATAGATATTTATATAAATTTAGTTAATATATATATAAATGTAAATAAACATAAAAAAGAATATGGAGATAAATTAATAGAAAATATATTAAAAGAAACTAATGAAATTGAAGAGCAAGTTAATGTTGACACGTCTATAAAAAAAAATAATATTATAGATATTGATATTAGTAATACTAATCAGTATAATTTACAAAATACTATTGAACTTATGACAAGTAAACTAGAAAGTGAACAAAAATCACTAAAAGATGCAAAAGAAAATTTAATAAATATGTTAAAAGAATTACTAAATAATTTAAATTCTTTAAAAAAAATACCATATGCTACAGAATATCATGAATTAATATCTAACATTATAAATAATAATAAACTTAAATATGTTTCAGATAAAGAATCTATTAATAATTGTCCAATTATAAAGGAATTAACAGATTATATAGGTATTATATCTACAAATTTAAAAAATTTAAAAGAATATGACACGATAAACAAAGATATTATTAGAAGAAATCGTTCAAGTGATAATAAGGATATTAATAACATAAAAGATGAATTAAAAAAAAAAATAAATCAATATAATTCTTACTCAGAAAATATGAATAAATTATTAAAATTAATAGAAACAGATAGCGACTTTAAACAAATTATAGATTTATTAAAAAATATTACTTACAATAGTTCAAGTACAGAAGATATTAAAATTAATAATGAAAATGTAAAAGATGAAGAAAATGACGAGTTAATATACGAAAAAATATGGAAGGATTATAATAAAGGTATAAGTATTATTAATAATAATAATAATGCAATTGGATATTTTACTTATCTTAATGAAGGAGAAAAATTAAAAAATAATGTAATTTTAAATGATTTAGATCCTGAATTAGTTTTAAAAATTAATATTCAAGATAAGGCAGTATTTATTTTATTGATTTTTATAATAAGAACTATTTCTATTGCTATAATTGAAATATTTATAGAAAATAATATGATAAAAACACTAAATTATTGTGTAATGATATATGCATTATTGTATTTATCTATTTTATTATTATTTATAATATTTATTAATCTAGATTCATATAAATTACGTATTATATTTAATTATTTAAATACACATGTAAATACTTCAAATATTATAATACATCTTGTTTTATTTAGTATATTTGTATTTCTTGTTATTATAATAATTCAAACAGACGATTTTATTAATAATACAGGAGATATATTAGATTATACTTATATATATAATTATATATTTGATTTTAGTTATAATAAGATAGTAAATGGTGAATTTAAAAATGATATTAGTCCAGATGAAAAAATAAAATTATTATATCGTATTGATATAGTGTCAATGTTGATATTCATATTTACTGCTATATTAACAATATTAATGTAAACTTATATATCTAGAGCGTATCTAAGACTTATTATATTTTCTTTGAATTATATTTCATAATTATTGTATATTGTGCTTTATAATTTAATAAGGTACTATCAATATATTCAATTAAATTTTTATCACTTAATACAGTAATAACATTATTATTAATTTCAATAATTTTTAAAATTATATCCTCATCATCATTAGTTTTTAATAATATATTATCAAATTTATTATTATATTCTAAATAATATTCTTTGAATAGAATAATATCTTTCATATCGATAGTAATATTATATTGATTATCATCTATTGTTTTAGAAATTTTATTGATATTAATATTATCAGTTCCCATATTTAATTTATTATTTAAAAAATCTGTAAAAGTAATAATCCAATCTTTATTAGTTAAATTTATATAATTATTAATATTTTCTTGTTCACTATTTATAATATCCCATGTATCCCAGGATCCATTATTGTCATTACTTAATATAAATTGAAATTTTTGTGTTTTTTTCCCATCATCTATTATCATATTAATATATGGTGTAATATTTTTAATATATTTAGGCATTAATAATTTTTTAGGTTCTATGATATTTTTATTTAAATCAATATTTATAGATAATGATAAATCATTTCTATTATTATATATAGACCAATCTCTATTATAACTATTAATGATTAAATTTTTATAATTAATATTTTTTTTGTTGTTAATTATATTTTCTAATTTTTCAATAATATATGCAATTAATTCAATATTATCATTTGTATTAGCATATACTTGATTATTTATAAGAGCATATGTAGAATTTTTATTTAATTTATTTTCTGTATTATTAATATTTGGATTAATATTTGGTATTTCTGATTCTTTTATAGAATCTAAATTTACTATTGTATTTAGTGTTTTTCGTTTTTCTTCTAATTCTATTACCTTAGATAATAAATCGTCAGTATCATATTTATTATTTATAAGTTCTTTATCTATTATTGGTTGTTCTTGTTGATATATTTCTTCATTTTTATTTATTATTTTTTTTTCTATATAATCTTTAATTTTTGTTAATGCAATAGTATTTAATTCTATTAGTTTAACTACATTTTTTATCAATATTGCATCATTACATATCGACGTTATTATATTTTCTATAATTTTAATTAAATCAATTCTATCTATATTAATTTTATATTTATCATTAATCATTTTTTCACAAGCAATAATTATAGTTTTTTTATTTTTTTCTTGTTTAAATTCATCTATAACACCCATTAAGATAAATTGTCTTAATAATTAGAAAGAAAATAGAACTTTATTTATAATTGCATTTATATTTTTATATTTTTTGTTTTTAAATAATTTTTAAAATTAGGTCTATATAAATATGATCTGCTTTCTTCCATTGATTCATCTTTAATATTTTCTGCTTTTATTATATATTCAATAAAATTAGAATATTCATAAGGAGATTTAAAATTTAATTCTTTATATTTTAATAATGCATTTAACCATCTTATTTGAAATGCCATAGAAAACATACCGCATTCTGTATTTTTTCTTTGGTGTCTAATATTATTATTATAAATATTAAATTCATTTTTAGGATATTTAATATTTAATTGTGTTTTTATATTTTTTAAAAATTTAACAATATATGTAGGAATTGGTGATGCATTACTATCGTAATAATAAGCACCATAACATTTTATTTTAGGATCTATTATAATAAATGTAGATGTCCAATGTGAACCTGGTTCATTATGTTTATCCAAATTTGTTATTAAACCTATATATTTTATATTTTTATTAATATATTTATTAATATCTATTGAACATATTTCACTATATAAACATTTGCCAAATTTATCTTCTACTGAAAAATCAATTGGAAACACACCTAAAAAACAGAATTTATATTTTTTATCATTATTATATTGTATCATTACATCTTCTATATCATAATTAGATAACCATTCAATAGGATTTTTACACCATTCTTCAGGCATTTCTGGTCTAAGTTCATTTTTTTCTATATTATCTATTATTTCTTTTGTTCTTCTATTATTTGTTAATTCTTTTATGGCACCCGGCCAACACCAGTATTCTTTATCATTACATATTGGTTTAATTTTTTCATTTAATAGTTCTGACAATTTTCCAATAGTATATGTTTTTTTATATAAAATTTTATCATTTTTATTTTCATTCCATGCATCTATTAATTTTATAAGAGATTTCTTGCTAAATAAATTTGGATTTTTAATATTTTTTGGACTAGAATATTTAACACTCATTATATAATATTATCGTCTATATTATTATAATAAAAATATTATATAATATACATACTATACTAAGTTAAATATGTAATAATTATAGTAGTTGAATTGTAAAATATGTATAAAAATAAAAATTGATATATATATAAAAGTAATATTATTTATAATTATGGGTATAAACGAAGATTTGCGCTCTTTTATAAATAAATATCGTGTTGAAAAAGGGGTCAAAATATTTACAAATACAAGTATAGGTTCACCAAAAGTTAGTTTAAATATTCCTGATGAAATATATGATGAATTTATTAATTTGTATAGTTTAGCACTTACAAATGGTATACAATTATATTTTACTGAAAAACCCTTAGACCCAAGTCCATTACGCGTTGATATTGATTTTCGTTTTGCTATCCCTGATGATAAATCAGGAATTTACAGTTCACAAACTTCTAATTCTTCTTTAAATAATAATAAAAGATATGAAAGATTATATAATGAATCTCATATATTTAAAATTATAGAAGGATATTATAATATAATTTCAAAATATCTCAATATTGCAGATGATGATACAACAGCATATGTTATGGAAAAACCTAATCCTGTTGAATTTCGCAATAAATTAAAAGATGGAATACATATTATATTTCCAAAAATAATTATTTCTAATAATGTTCAACATTTTATTAGAAGAAAGATAATTGATATTGCTGATACTATTTTTAAAGATTTGCCTATATGTAACGATTATGAATCTATTATTGATAAAGCAATAATAGATGTTAATTGTTGGCAAATGTATGGAAGTAAAAAACCTGATTGTGATACATATCGAGTTTCTTCTATATATAAATTTGAAAATAATGAAACAACTAAAATTAATTATTCATTAAGTGCTTCTGATGAAATTAATTTTATTAAATTATTTTCTATGAGAAATAAATATAATATAAATATTAATACTATTAAAGAAGAATTTATAACAGAAATTAATCAATATAGTAAACATATTTTACCGGCACTTGATAATAAATTAAAATCAAAAGTGCAAAATAACATTTTAGGAAAAGCTTTAAATAATGATAAAAAATATGTGTCGGAAGATGATTTTATATTTATTAAAAAATTAGTTAATGAATGTTTATCATCTAGTAGAGCAGATAATTATACAGATTGGATTAATTTGGGATGGGTACTAAGAAATATTGATTATAGGTTACTTGAAACGTGGGTTGAATTTTCAAAAATTAGCAGTGTATATATTGAAGGAGAGTGTCAGCAATTATGGGATAAAATGAGAAAAGATAATATGGGCATTGGTACGTTAAGATGGTGGGCAAAACAAGATAATTTCTCAAAATATAATGATATAGTTAATAAATCAATTATCAGTTTAATTGACAAAGCATTAGGAAGTGATGGTTCGCATTATGATATAGCATGTGTAGTGCATGCTATATTTAAAGATGAATTTAAGGCAATATCAAAAGATAATTGGTATAAATATGATAGAGAAAAACATAAATGGGTAAGAGCACGCGAGGGTTTAGAATTGCGAAAAATTTTAAGTGTAGATATTTGTAGAAAGTTTCTTGAAAGAAGTCAATATTATGCTGAACATTGTGAAGACCCTATTATGAAAAACATAAATGAAGAGAAAAGCAAAAAATGTATTAATATATCTAAACAATTAAAAAATGCAAGTTTTAAGGATTCTATTATGAAAGAATGTAGGACATTATTTGTAGATGATAAATTTGAAGAACTTCTAGATAGTAGGTCACATCTAATTGGTTTTGAGAATGGAGTATATGATTTAAAACTACATATATTTCGAGATGGAATGCCAGATGATTATATATTACTTTCAACAAAAAATAATTATATAAAATATAATAGTGATATTCCTGAAATAGCTGATATTAATGAGTTCTTTGGAAAAATTTTTACTAATAAAAACCTTAGAAATTATGTAATGGATACACTTAGTTGTATATTAGATGGTAGTATTTCCCAAGAGCGTTTTTATATATTTACTGGTCAAGGAAGTAATGGCAAATCTAAATTATTAGATTTAATTCAAAAAGCAATAGGTGATTATTATTGTATATTACCAATTGCTCTATTAACACAAAAAAGAGCAGCGAGTAATGCAGCACAAAGTGAATTAGAAAGAACAAAAGGGCGTCGTTTTGCAGTAATGCAGGAACCTAGTGAAAATGAAAGATTAAATATTGGTCTTATGAAGGAACTTTCCGGACAAGATAGAATATTAGTCAGAACTTTATTTAAAGAACCTTATGAATTTAAACCACAATTTAAGATGATTTTAACTTGTAATGAATTACCTGAAGTTCCAAGTGATGATGGTGGTACATGGAGACGTATTAAGGTTTGTAATTTCTCAAGTAGATTTTGTGAAAATCCTGA